GAGTACATGCGCATACGCAGAACGCAGCCGGAAGCGTTGGGTGTTCGCAAAGGTACTGGGCGCTAAAATATTTACCGATTTTAAATCGGGCATAAGTTGCATGGATATCCACCAATCGGTTAGCAACAAATAGGTTGGGTTTAACTTGAACCAACCCAGTGTTCAAGAAGTCGTTAAATCTGGGGTATTGGTAAATTCTTATAAATACAACAGTTAGATTAGTAGGAGAAGTATACAATGGATAATTATCTATTGCAAGTTTCTGTTTTGTCTTTTGAGAATAACAATGATGCCTTTATCCCAGAGCGTTGGGCTAATGAAGGTCTTGCTATTCTTGAAGAGAACATGGTTATGGCTAACCTTGTTCACCGTGATTTTTCTATGGATGTTGCAAACTTTGGTGACGTAGTTAATACTCGGCGTCCTGGTTCATTCCAGATGCGACGTAAGGCTGATGCTGATAGTATTGATCTACAAGATGCAACTGCTACCAACGTTCCAGTGCCATTGGATCAGCACATTTATTGCAGCTTTACCATCAAGGATGGTGAGTCCAGCAAGTCTTTCCAAGATTTAGTTCAGACTTACCTTGCTCCAGGTATGCAAGAGTGCGCGCGATCTGTGGATCGTATTCTTTGCGGTCAAGTCCATCGGTTCTTGAACCACAAGGTTGGTAAACTCAGCAAGTTAACTAGCTCAACAGCTAAGGATACTTTACTGGAGGCTCGGTTAGTTCTCAACCAAAATCTTGCTTATACGCAAGGTCGTAAGTTGGTTCTTAACTCTGCCGCTGAAACAGCAATGTTACAGACTGAACTATTCACCAAGTCCAATGAGCGCGGTGATGGTGGTTATGCATTGCAGGAAGCAGTTTTAGGTCGCGTTTTTGGTTTTGATACTTATCTTGACCAGAACCAACCTGGTATTACTACTGGCGGTGATACTTTGGCGGGTGTGGCTAATGCCGCTCACGCTGCTGGTGTTTCTACCGTAGTTGCCAATGCTGCCATAACCAATGCGGTCAATGGCGATTTCGTCGTAGTTGATGATGACGGTCAACCCCGTTGGATTCTAACCACGGCTGACACCATTACACTCGTTTTGGATGGGGCTCTGAAGTATGATTCAGCTAATGCTGATGTTATCACCGTTTACAAACACTGTGACGTTGATGGCGCTCACGCGGCTGGTTATTCTAAGGGCATTACCCTTGATGGTTATACTGCCACCAAGGTTCCTCAGTGTGGTCAGTTACTCGCTTTTGGTGTCACGGCGAATACTCGTCATACCTACACCATAGTCGAGGCTTATGAGAATCCATCGAACTCCAGCCAAACTATTGTTTGGTTAGATCGTCCATTGGAGAAGAACATTGCTGACAATGAGGATGCTTTCCCAGGGCCTTATGGTTCCTTCAACTTAGCATTCCATCGTGATGCTATTGCTCTTGTAACTCGTCCTCTGGCTCTTCCACGGGCTGGTGGCGTTCAAGCCGCAGTTGCCAACTATAATGACGTTGCAATGCGTGTTACAATGCAGTATGATATTACGACTCAAGGTACTATTGTTACACTTGACCTCTTGGCCGGTGTTGCACTATTAGACGAAAACCTCGGTTGCGTACTATTAGGCTAAGACAATAAAGAGAAACTCAATGGGGGTCTCTAAAAGACCCCCTTGAGGTCTCTATCTTAGAGGAAGGGGTAAGGACATGACTTTTCCTTGGATTGATATTCTAAAAGAAGTAGGTCCTTTTGTTGCGATATTAATCTTTTTCATATGGAGAGATTGGAAAAGGGAGCAAAGATTGACAGAACAAGTAGAGGCTTTAGCAGCTTATCAACGTGATACGCTAGAAAATTTAGTTGAGAAAACAATTTCGGCTCTTACGCAAGGTTCAGAGTGTATTAAATGGATTGGAAGGGTTTTAGAACATTTGGTTCGTGTTTGTCCTAGAATGGTCGGACGAGATTGTGATAAACCGGATACACTATAATGAGCAATATTACCAATTATAATTTGAATAGACGAATTCGTCAAATTCTTTATGCTTTGAAAAAAGCATTTGGAAGTACGATTGTTTTGTATAAACTAGAAGTCGCATCTACAAATTATACTACTGGTATTAAAAGTTCAACCACTTCATCAATAACTATTCCCCGATGTATTGTTCTCCCAGTAAGGTTACAAAGAGAAATAATACAGAGCATTGCTCAAATATCTGCCAATAAAATGTTTGCGTATGGTGGTTCATTTGACGGTGGAACAAGAGAATTTGTTATTGATGCGCGTGATCTTCCTTCCGGGTATAATATTGATTTAGATGATTATCTTGTATATGATAATCGTCGTTATGATATAAAGAATATAGAGATTTTAGAACAGCGCACAGGATGGCATCTAACGGGTAGATTAATAGTAAAAGACCCAGTATATAAAGAGGCTGGAGCAACTACTACTCTTAATTTTACAGAAAGTTTTGATAATGAATAAAGATTGGCCACGATGGATAATGGCATCTGTTGCGAAGTATTTTTCTACTACATGTGGAACAATACCATTACCATTACTTGTAGATGGGATTGATGAACGAATTTCCGAAGACGTTCATTACGATCACGCTGAGTTAAGAATAAATGGACCTTTAATTACCGAATTAAGTAAAAATTATTTTAAAATTTTAGTTGACGTTAATGTTTTAATCACTGAATTAATGACTAGCAACAGTGCTTACGATTTACAAACATGGTGCGGAGTTATTGCGNAAGCAATGGATGGCCCCATAAACATATATAAATATGGAAATGAGGATGGAGACAATAGTTCATGGGTCATGTGCCTTGTGCCATGCCGAGACAATGTTCCCCCTAATCGAGTAATGAATTTTGGTCAATTAGGGCGTTCAGATAGAATTCGTGAGTCAATGATTGATGGTCATTTTGTAGTGTATGTATCCTATATAGGTTAGCAATCTTTTTGCAAAAGGAGAAATGAATATGGCAAGAGTCGAATTGAGGGATTGTACAATTCGTCTGAAAGATGGTACTTCAGGCTCGGCAACAATTAATGATACGCCGGGTGCGAATGATACCAATGTTGATATTACAAGCCCAAATCTAAATACCGTTGTGGCGAATTTGGTACCCGTTGGTGCCCGTTTTACAGTGAATACAACTAATAATACTACTGTATACACTGTGACGGCTAGAACCCCAGCATCAAATGGACCAACTAATAATATCGTATTCACACCAGCTTGGGGTGCAAATACTCCAGCTAACAACGATGTTATTACCTTTACCTCACAACAGATTGATATTAAGATTGGGGATGGTAATTTAAAATACACAGAAAATAAAGAATATAACTACATGTTAGATCGTGGCGATCTTGACACTGTTCGAGAAGGCGACGAGAAGCCATTAGAAGTTAGTCTGGATTTCGTGTATGAGTTCGTCACCACGGGTACGAGCGAGGAAATAACCCCTGTTGATGCGTTGAAGCAACAGAATGATGCAGCGGAATGGGTTACATCTTCATCTGATGCATGTGAACCTTATGCTGTTGACGTGGAAATTGAACATGATCCGCCTTGCGGAACGGCTCAGACTGAGACAACAATATTACCTGACTTCCGATATGAAAAATTGGAGTTTAGTTTGAAGGATGCTACCATTTCGGTAACAGGTAAGTGCAATGTTTCTGGGGCTTCAATAACCCGTACATAATGTTAAATAAGTTAGCTGGGTGCCTTTTTAGGCACCCAGCCCTACTTTTGTTTTACTTTTAAAAGAGGGAGACTGAAATGAAAATTGGTGGAAAAGTTGTAGAAGGTCTACATGAAGAAATTCTTGTATTACCCCGCGGTGAAGAGGAGCCTCTAGTTATTCGAGCCAGGGCAGTAGTTGATTTAGATGAATTTGAAAAAATTTGTCCAGAACCAAAACCACCTGGAATATTAACGAAGGATGGCTGGGCACCAAATACGAATGATCCTAGTTATAAACAACTAGTGGAAATGCAGGGTGAACGGCGTGCTGCATATATTATCATACGGTCATTAGAACCAAGTAATATTGAGTGGGACACTGTTAAGGTTGAAGACCCACGTACCTGGGTTAATTATCGGGCTGATTTTAAAAATGCAGGTTTAGCTACGGCTGAAATTAATAGAATTGTACAGTGTGTCATGGCCGCTAATGCCTTAGATGAATCTAAATTAGAAGAAGCTAGAAAACTTTTTCTACTCGGTCAGCGGAAGGCACTAGAGCAATCATCTGGCCAGACTGTCGCACAGCCGAATATGCCATCTGGAGAGCCTGTGAACGCTTCGGCATAAGTCCACCTGGAATTAGATTGCAGGGGAAAACATGCTGGGATGATTTAAGTACCTGGATAAAGGCTAAATTTTTAGCTTATGACCAAACGCGAGAACATGACGAAACTGATTTTGCAATAAAATTAGCCGGGGGTGACACAATGTAACCCCCGGCTCACATGGACCCGCTGACCATGAAAATGACATGTGAATTCAATCTTGTTAAATTAAATGCATCTGCCTATAAAAAAGATGCTAATAAAGATTTAATTGAAAAACTAAAAAATGCAGTAGCTTTTTGGATTCAAACCGCTATCTCATTAATACCAGTTTGGTCTGGTGCATCACACGGAACTTTTATAAAGTTGGCAGGTAAAATAGGTCAAACATTTTCAGTGAGTGGGGGTAATGGATTTCCAGGAATGCTCGGACCTGCTTATGGGAGCCAACAAAGTCAGGGTAGAATAACAACTTGGGGTGGTGCTTATATTGCTGAGTATTCAACGACTTTATGGCACTTAATTTATAATGAATATAATAACGCAAATTTAAATCCTAGAGAAGGTCGGGTTTTTTCACGGTTACTACACCCAGGACCTTATAATTTTCAAGCGGCAGCAAATGAAGCATTTCGGGCACATATCCAAGATATACAAATGCTATCACCGTGGAACTATATTACTTTAATACCTAAGAAGGTATAAATATAATGGCTGAAGAAATTGTCCAAAGGCTAGGTTTTGATACTGGCGACTCAATTTCAAATATTGAAGCACTTAAAAATGCTTTAGAGAGTCTTAATACATCTATAACTGCTTCTACTAATGCTATTAAAAGTTTTAGTACAGCGGGTGGTGGTTTTGATAAAGCACTTAGCGATTTAAGTGGAAAAATAGACCAGTTATCACAAAAGGTGGAAACAGGTTTTAGTAATATAAAACCACCACAAATAACCTTTGATACCTCGGCTGCATTAAGTCAAATTACACAGTTGACAAATGCTTGGGGTAGAATTTCAACAAATGCGCCTGCGACCTTCAAACAACAATTTGCTAGCATGAAGGCTAGTTTGGCTGATTTCGTAGCCCAAAATAATTTAACAAAGACTCAAGTTATACAAGCTTTTGCAGGGACATTATCTGGTGTCTCCCCTTCTATCAACGGTTTGAAAGCAAAAGTAGCCGAGTTAAAAACTACATTCTCTTCTATGGCAGAATCGGCCCAATCTTCTGGATCAAAGATTGGTAACTTTATAAGCTATGCTGCTAGAATTATGGCCTTCCGTGCTTTAATTTCTACAGTTAATGATTTTACACAAGCGTTAACTGAAAGTGTACAATCGGCTTCCGAATTTTCCATGAGAATTGGACAAATTGGGGCAATCATGGATGATACCACGCTTTCTTTAGGAAAAATAAGAGAACAATTATTACAAATTTCATCTGAATTTGCTCGTCCATTAAGTGAAGTCTCGATAGGATTTTATCAAACTTTACAGAACCAGGTGGGTAATGCTGCTGAATCTATGAAAGTATTCCAAGCCTCGGCTAAATTAGCGGCAGCGAATAATGCTTCTGTAAAAGATTCAGTAGACTTAATGACAGCCGCTATTAAAGGTTGGAATTTGTCAACAGAAGATGCTGGAAGATTAGCAGGTATGTTTTTTGAAGCTATTAAAATTGGTCGTATGGAAGCGGCTGATATGGCTAATGTTCTAGGTAAAATTGGTCCACAAGCCCATGCAATGGGTGTAAGCATTGAAGAGACAATGGCTATTATTGCCATCATGACTCAACAGGGTACAAAATTCAATACTGCCTCAACACAAATGAGTGCTTTCTTAACGGCGTTAATGAAGCCGACTAAAGATTTAAAAGCCGCTATGAAGGATATGTGGGGTGTTGATTCAGGGGAACAAGCGATAGCATTATTTGGTGGTGTATTACCTCTTCTTCAACAACTTGGTAAATTGTCGGGTGGTAATACGGCTGAAATGGCAAAGTTCACCGCGAACGTTCGGGCTATGCGTACTGAACTAGCTATCAGCGGAGAAAATGCTAATGCTGCCGCCAATGCATTAGACCAATTAAAGCGGGCTACTGAAGAAACTGCTACAATAGCATCTAAAAAAGTTTTAGAAACTCCGGGTGGAGAATATAAAAGATCAGTTGAAGAGTTAGCAAATGCTTGGACTAAAGCTGGAGAAAAATTATTATGGATTAGTACACTGTCCAACCAATTAAAAACTTCATTAGTGGAATGGTTGACAAGTAGTACAGGCCAAACAATAATGTTTTCGGCTGCAGTCATTACTTTAGTAGCCGCTGTGCGAAACTTTACCCCAGTAATTCTAACTGCTGCAATGGCTACCAAGCGATTTTTCGCTGCTGTAGGTTTAACCAATCCATTTGTAGCTATGTTTACAGCGGGGGTTTTAATTGGCACAGCAATCAATGAAATGTGGGATCGTGCTGAAGCAAGAATGAAAGCTTATTACAAATCTGTTGCCGATCAATCTGAGCAGGCGGCGGCGGCGGTTAAAAAAGCTATAAATGACGAGACCAATGCCTCTATTGCGGCCGATAAAAAACGTGAAACTTCAATGTTACAAGTTGCTGCTGAAGTTCGCAAACGGTATCAACCAGAATTAGAAGCCGTAAAAAGAACACAAGAAGCGATTTACACTGTAACTAAGCATAGATTTGACAGTATAATCACAGCACAACAAGGTTACATTACTAAGTTAATGACGGCTGAACAAGAAGCTGCGGCTAAAATTATTGCTTTACAGCAGAGTATAGCCCAGCGTAAAATGTCTATTTCAGATAGAGAATTTGAATTACGAATCTCTAAACTTAGTAAAGAAGACCAAGCCGCTAAAGAATATTTCCGTGCCGAACAAATACGTGCCGAAGCCTTAAGTAAAATACAAACGGCTAAAACTCCTGAAGATGTAAAAATTATCGAAGAGTTATTAGGTAGGGCACAAGAATATTATAATAAAGTCGCATCCATAGCAAATGAAGAAAGTTTAATTAGACACGCTAAAGAAAAATCTATTCAAGTTGATAAAGATAAAGTTTCATTAGAGGAAAAACAAATAAATCTATTGAAACAAGAAGGTAAGAGTAGAACAGACCAGATAGCTTCTGCAAGTAAATTACTGCAAGATACCACAGCTTTATTTAAACAATATGAAGACGGTTTGAAGAAAATAGGTAAGGCTAAAACACCTGAGGATGCTAAAAAAGCTGCTCAAGATATGATGAGCGCTTGGCAAGGCATTATGGAGATTGCTACAAAACAATCACCACAAGCCAAAGATTTCTTAGGATTGGGCCAAATTCATAATGAAATTATGGCACAATTACAAGACCTACCTGAATTACATTTGAAGACTGTAGTTGATTTAGAAAATCTAAATAAACAATTACAAAAACCTTTTGAAGGTTTGTCAGATCAAATGAAAAAACTGTTAGGTGAGGAAGGTAAATTAGATATAGGTTCCGCTATGGAATCTAAAATTTCAAAATGGACGGAAGAATTAGCCCAGGTTAAAAAAGCCTTAAGCGATATTCAAACTGCAACCGCTACTGTTAGGACTGGATTTGAGGAGGCGGGGCATAAATTACCTAATGGTAAATCCTTAGATGATTTAGCCCAAGCCGAAACATCAATACAACCGGGATTAGAAATACTCAAAGATAAATTAACTGAGTTATCGAAAATTTCACCTTTTGATGTTGATGCCACAAAAGCTAAAGTTGCAGAGATAAAGGAGACTATTGAACAATTAAAAACTGTTGCCAATATTTCAGGCGCACCTGAGGGGTTTGATGCTTTAGCAAAGAATATGGAACAGGCAGTTAAGGATGCTTTTAGCGCATTAAGCAACACTCCTATACAGCAAGATATAGATGTTCAATTAAAAAATAAAGAACAATTACAAAATAATTTGGATAGCATTAGGGCACAATTAGCTAATTTAGCTGGTGGAGGCGTGGCCGCAAGTAATGCTATTGCTACTATGACAAGTTCTTTAACCAATGTAACTCCAAATGTTACACCTATTGGAGAGGCATTTAATAATAATGTAACACCAGCAATAAACGCATCAGCCGCAGCTTGTGGACAATTGCAAAATGCGGCAGCGAATGCATTAATGGTTATTAGAGAAATGGCAGCCGCAGCAGCACAGGCTGCTTCAATGGGTGGTACTTTGGGTTTTGCTCGCGGTGGTACTGTCTACAGAGCGAATGGTGGAATGATACCACGATGGACAGATACAATACCCGCTATGTTGAGTCCGTATGAAGTTATAATGAATTCAGCCGCATCAACTAAATTTGCACCGCAATTACAAGCTATGAATGCTGGTAAAACACCTATCTTTAGAGATAGGGGTGGTAGTGTTACAACTGTAGGTGATATAAATGTTACTGTACAGGGCGGTGATACCTCTCAACAAACGCTTGAAAGTATTGGTCGTGGATTACAACGAATGGTTAGACGTAAGACATTGAAGTTAAATTAAGGTGCCTTTATCACGCCCCGGATGTAAGCGGGTTCCGGCGCGAAACAGCGGCACCATATGTTTTGTGACGAAACCCGCAACTTTTGGAGAATTTGTTATGTTAGATAAAGCAAAGTTTTTTGGTTTGTTCATGGTTGAACACCGAGACAGTGATGGCAAACTATTAGGTATTTATCGCGCTCCTAATGCCATCGTCACTGAGGGTGTTCATCATATGATGGAGTGCGAATTTAGAGCCGGTTCACAGTCAACGACCTGGTATATTGGTTTAGTAGATAATACAGGATGGACGGCTTGGGCGGCAACACATACAATGGCATCACATGCTGGTTGGACTGAATCAGTTTGTTATTCTAATGCTAACCGTCCTCAATGGACCTGTGGTGCTGCTGCTGCCCGTGCTATGACAAATGCTAGCACTGTAGATTTTACCGTAAACGCATCGGCAACGTTAAAGGGTTTATTTATTACGAATAACAACACCAAGAGTGGTAGTACAGGTACTATGTGGTCTGAAGCTGCGTTTAGTTCCACTGTGACTGTTGCTAATGGTGATACGCTTAAAGTAACTTATACTCTAAGTGTTCCTTAAATCTCTCCCTCGGAATCTAGCTAGGTACAAGAGTAATCTTGTACCTAGCGGTTCCTTTTTATGAGGTATTCGTCATGGCTTTATTGTGGCTAGATGGCTTTGAAACCTATAAAACAAGTGGTGCTTTAACGGATACCTTGTTATTACGCCGATATGGTGCTATTTCTGTTGGATATGGTAGTTATTATACCATTGCTACAGGAAGGGTTACAGGGTATGCAGTAAAAAGTACAACTTATCACGGGTACTTTAGAACCCCTGCTTTAACCACTAATGACACTTTGATTTGTGGTTTTGCATATAAAAGTGATGATATAGTTACTAGTAATACTTCAGCTTTATTGATTTTATATGATGGCTCACAGGTGGGGATTAATTTAAGAATAACGTCTGCGGGTGAAATTCAAATCTATAAAGATTCTACTTTAGTAGCTACTACAACAGGATTAGATTTAAAATTATCTAGATGGTATTTTATTGAATTAAAAGTAAAATGTAATTCCTCCACAGGTACCTATGAAGTCAGAGTTGATGGGGTCAATGTTTTAAGTGCTACTGGAGTCAATACAAAAGCCGGTGCTAAT